CAATGAATTCTATTTTAGATTTTAAACGGTTTGGTATAACCGTTTGAGGAATAAACTTTTAGCGAACTATTTGAAAAGTAATGGTAACGACTTGGAGACCGTGCGATTTTCAGCGTTTTGCTATGTTTTGCTGTCAAATAACTCTTATTGACCTACAAAATTACAATTTTTCTTTAGTTCATCTATTAAAAGATGAAAAATATCATCCTATACTTTCTATTTCCATCATCATATTGTAGTGTTCTATATGTCCCATTACTTTGAATATTTTTTGAAAAACCTCATAGTAACGTTCCGTTATGTCATCACTTTGTACAATATTGAAGTCATCAGGCACACAATGTGAACCATCATTTATCCAACACAACAAAGACCTACAAATTTCCTTCTCCTGTACATTATTAAATTTATCCAAAATATCGTCATCGCTGTATTTGCCAAGTATTTTGAAATATGTTTCATAGATTCTTCGCATTGTGTTTTGGATTGTGATAATTGAAAGTTTTTGTTCTTTATTTTTCAACTCATCCCATAATAGCTCATATGACCCTCTAATGGGATTGGATTTCTGATAACACTGAATTTTGGATTCATTATTGATTTTTCGCACAATCCAATAGTATGTATCATTATTACTTTTTGTCCGTCCGTCTATGAATGAAACTTCTTTGTGAAAATATATATTATGCGTTAGAATGATTAATTGCTTAATATGTCCAGTATCCTGTTTTATTCTTTTTATTTCTTCCTTGATTAAAGAACTTACTACAAATAAGATAGTACTATCCAGACTTGATATAGGGTCATCAATTACAACGACTCTATTATCATTTGTCATTTCTGGAGTCTCTCCACCTCTGACAAGTTGCATGAAGTACAAAAAAGTTATAAACGTAATTTCACCTTCACTTAATGTATCTCTAACCAATTCTCCATTTGCCCTTTGAATTTGATATGAATTATTCTCAACAGGAACAATTGTAAAATTAGTAAATCCATAAGCAGTTAAGACCTTGTTTATTTCATCTACTGAAGATTGAACGCTTGTAACCTTTTTATTGTCTTCTTTTATTTCTTTGTCTAATATTTGATAGGCTACTAATAATTCTCCACGATCTTTTTTTAGTTTTTCAATTCCTTTTGTTAAGCCTTTCTCTTTTCTTACAAATGTGTTGATGTTGTCTGCATTTTCATTTAAAATGAATTTCCATATATCTGCAATCAATGTATTTTTTGCTTTTTGGAAATTGACAACCAATTGATTGTGCCTCTCTATTTCATTATTTGTTTCTTCTATTAACTTTATTATTGCTTCTATTAAATCTTTGATAGACTCTAATTTTAGACTTCTGCTTGGTTCTTTTTCTTTTGCACTTAGGATTTCTCTATTTGTGGAAAACATCAAATTTAATGACTTATATAAGGCATCTATGGATTGTATATTTAGTTTTGTATTTTTATTTATTTTTTCCTGTTCTAATAATGCCGATAATTCATTCAAAAAAAGTTGTAAGCCAGAGATATACTGTGCCGACAGATTTTTTACTACATTCGTATCGTTTATAAATGTTTCATTGAAATATTCCTCAATTTGCTCTTTGAATTTTTTATCTATTGTCTTCTTTTGGCAAAATGGACAAATATCAGAATCTTCCATCATATATTGTCGTCCTTGGTTTACCCAGTCATTTAGATTTAACCGTTGAATAAGAGGGGCTATTTCTATATCTGCCTTTCCTAATATTTTCTTTTCCCAAATAGGATTTTCTTCTACATCAATGAGAAATCTAATGTCTGGTAAAGAAACATGTTCAATGATTTCTGGTGTCGTATCAAATAAAGTCTTAGCCCTATTGATTAAATCATCAAAAGTGCATAACTGCTGATTGTTGCTATTAAACTCGATTTTTACTTTCTCGCAGAAACGTTCTTTACTATTCAAACAACCGACAAAGGCATCTTTAAATAATTTTTCGTGTTTTAATTTAATGTTTTTCCAACAATCATCCTTGAATTGGGAAGATAATAACTCCAATTCTTTTTGCTGGTTTTCGATAACTTTATTATTCTGAATACCTTTTTCTTTCAAATTCTCAAGTTTCTTCTTTTTGTCTTCAATAGCTGCTATTTCTTCTTTAGTAGCTGAGCCTAATGTGAAAACACCTGGGATTTGTGCTGTGCCAAAATTCTTATCCTTAAACGATTTATTATACACCAGTGTACTTAGTGGAATTCCTCCATTCCAAGAAAGTTCACAATCTTTGTACTCGCCAACAGATTTAATTACATTAGAAATAGTTGTTTTCCCACTTCCATTAGAACCATATATGAAGTTTACCTTCTTTAAATCAGATAAATATTCATCTTTAAAAGTAGCAACGTCTTTAATATGAATTTGTTCTATCATACTACACAAATATTACTTCAGTCTTACTTGAAAATTAAGTTTAAACGACAGAGAACCATCGTTTTCTTTGATAATCGAAGCATATTCATGACGAGTGGTACTTGAACGCTCTAAATAAGCGTTTGAGAAGAGGTAATCTTCAAAACGGTTGCGGTCATAGAAATGATAGCAAAGGATTTCTCCATCTTTCTTTACCACTAAATAGCCACCGTTTGCATCAAACTTTCCGCTCCATGCAGTAGCCGGCATCATGCCTAATGCCGCAGAAGTTAAAAGATGTTTGATTTTATAAGCATAGAATGGTGATGCCTGTTCTGTATCATATCCCAAAGGATTAACTTCCGTAATTAGTTCTGCTAATTCCTTCAATGTTGAGATACCGCTATTCAACTGTTCCAAAAGCAAATGAGCAATTATAGTTGGTAAATCACCATCAAGCATAACAAGGTTATTGCGAAATGTCTGATTATCAACATTGTCAAACACCAATTTGCCACCTTTCTTTTTAATTGCATTTACCCTGTCTATGACTTTGTTCCGTTTGGGGTTCAAAGAATTAACATAGGCAATATCTTCGTCAGAGAGGGAAACATTAACAATCTTAAAATTAAAATTTGTGGCTTTACTTGCATTTAACAGAGTCGAATCTCCTCCCAACTGAGATTTTATACTGAAACCCATTTCGGAGTTGATTTTAGTTCTACGGTCATGCAGAATAATTCGTATATCCGTTTTGTCCGATGATTTTGCCTTCAAGGAATGACAATAAATGCGATTCATAAAAGCTTCAATTTGCGGAATGGAAAAAGCTCCGTCACTTTCATTGATAGCTTTCAATAATTTCTCTGCTTCATCTAAAAACACAGAAGCAGGGATACGTAGCAAATCTTCGCCTTCGGGCGTTTGAATTACGACATTTTTATCTTGCAGGCTATAGTTATAACTACCTTCTTTTTCTTGTCGAAGAATCATAATTATTGGATAGAACAAGTTCTGAATCTTGTTCAAATTCTGGTCACCTGCATAGACTTTACCTTCACCTAATAGTTTGAGCAAAGTATATATCTCACTCCATTCTCCTTTATTTCCTGTCAGTGCCATATTTCTTGGATTTTGAGAGATTAATTCTTTTGATTATTTCCTGTGCTGTCGCTTGAATAGCCGGTACAGCGACAGAATTCCCAAATTGTTTATAAGCAGATGCATCTGCCACTCCGATTATGAAATTATCAGGGAAACCTTGCAAACGTGCCCATTCTCGTGGGGTCATTCTGCGTAAGCCATCACGATTAATTTCACCTTTAATGTTAGTAACCGGTGTGAAATCTTCAAGGCGGTTGTCAATTACAAGATTGCGTTCTCGCCCCATACCACCTACAACAATGGCATTTGCAACACCATCATCAGGTATTATTTCATATCCGAAGCCATTACCTTTTGCAGCATGTCTTTCTTTATGCGCCACAAGGGTCTTTACATATTGAGTAGAGAGGTAGTATTTTGCCGAAACAGTATTTTCTTCTTTTATATCTGCAAATGTTTTGGTCGTATCTGTCGGAGCAGGATATATAAATTCATTGACATTCTGGTCTTTTCTAAATCCAACGATATACACTCTCTCACGATGTTGAGGAACACCAAAATTCATTGCATTTACAATTTGAGGTTCCGGAACATAATAATCCAAATCTTCCCTTAAAACTTTTAGTATCGTTTGGATGGTTTTTCCTTTGTCATGAATAAGCAGACCTTTAACATTCTCCAAGAAGAATGCTTTCGGACGCTTTCTACGTATGATTTCCGCTACATCAAAAAACAAAGTACCTCTTGTCTCTTCAAATCCGAGTCGTTTCCCAGCCAACGAAAACGCCTGACAAGGGAATCCTGCACACAAAACATCAAAATCATCAGGAATAAATGATTTAGTGGTCTCTTTAGTAATATCGCCAAATGGAACTTCTCCATAGTTTAACAGATATGTTTTTTGAGCCTGAGTGTCCCATTCGGATGAGAACACACATTTCCCGCCAAGATTTTGCATTGCCATTCTAAATCCCCCAATTCCTGCGAACAAATCAATGAACGTAAATTTTGGATTATCTACAGGCAAGAACGGAACAGAAAACAAATCTGAAAATAAAGAATATTGAACACAAACATCTGAAACGCATCTTTCTTCAATTTGCTTGTTATGTACATTGTATATATCCTCTATCAATCCTTCTGCTTTAGATTCATACGGTTTTGCATATTTATATCCTTGATTATGCAGATAATGAGAAACTATTGCCATTTGTTCATCAAATGCCATAACAGTTCCATCTTCATTCAAAGAATGCGGACCATACATTTGCATAACAACCTTATTACCGCCACACATTTTTGTGATGGCTATTTTTTCGGAAGTTTTATTATCTGTATTCATATAATTCAAAATTCTATTTAAGCATTTATCCGGTTCTTTGGTTATGTCCGTTTCCCAAAATCGAAAAACTTTCCATCCTTGTTTCTGCAATTCGGCATTAACCTCTTTATCTCGCTCAATGTTTCGTTCAATTTTAGAGTGCCAAAAATCACAGTTGCTCTTATGGTCGTTCTTCCTTATCTCCCAATTTCTACCATGCCAAAATTCACCATCGCAAAATATAGCAATTTTATGACCTTTGATTGCAAAATCAGGCTTGCCAAATACAGATGTATCATTTTTGCGATACCTTACTCCGGCATTCCAAAGCAATTTGCCAAATAGAAGTTCTAATTTGGTCCCTTTGCCCTTATTGGCTACCATATTTTTATGGCGTTGTTCTTTTGTCAGGTGATCCATTGATATTGTTTTTGGAAACAGTTTACACCAAATCCAATTTACAAAGATACTCATTTTAATTCACATACAGTCTAAGGTTGGCAGATAATAATAGAAAAGGGCACAACTTTACTCATTTTTAATATGTTGTATTGGCAAAAACGACTCTTTACACAAAAAACAATACGGATAACAAGGCTTTTTAGAGCGTTTGTTATCCGCAAAAAATGAGAATTATATCTTAATACCCCGATTTTGTTTCCTTGTAGGCATTCCCAATGCTTGCATAAACTCGTCTTTCTTGCGCCTGAACCAACTGACATGTGAAACACCGTCTATGTTGAGGTTGAAATTACCATCCTTGTCCTCTTTAAGTGAACATATCGTTTTGTCTGCCCTGAAATGTTGGTTAAACTCTCGTGAATACAGTTCACCTTTAATGGAAACATCCTTGAATGCGCATAGTTTCCTAATCACGGCATCGCCAAAGTTCAGCGTATCACGCAAGAATTTAATGGTCGGCATCAGTTTTTCCACATAAGGGAAATAGCGTTTGACAAAATCCACAAACTCGGACAGCTTACTGTTCTGTTGTTCGTAAGCGTTTTTTATTTCCTGTATCTGCTTGGCTTGTTGATGTTCCCTTTGTCGGGCTTCTTCTTCAAGTTCAAGGATGCGGTCTTGCAAATCCTCATTCCTGTGTTCCAATGCTTTCATTTTTCCTCCCCCGAAAAGAGAACCCACGCTTTCGGCTATGTTGGTCGCTGCGGTCGTGGCTGCGCCTTTCAGCTTCTCGGTCTGTACCTCTTTCTTGGCTTGTTTGAGTTCCTCCTGTGCTGTTTCTTTCTGCTGCTGCAAGTCCACCACCTCCGCTTTCAGACTGTCGACAAGCCGTTGGGTGTCCCGATAATATTGTGTCGTGGACTTGTGCCGTGCCTTTGAACCCTCAATGCCACGCTGCAATCCGTATTTCGCCATCGCAACGGCATAACTGTCTTGGTAGGATTTCAGTTTCAGCCGTGTCATGATGTCATCGGCACAGAGTCTTACGGTGTCGGCAGGTTTCTTGCGGTAGCGTTTCTTCACCTGTTCCTCCCGTTTCCTGCGCTTGCGCTCTCCCTTGACTATCGGAACGAGCGTGACGTGTATGTGCGGCGTTTCCTCGTCCCTGTGCAGATGCGCTGCCACTATGTTCTCCTTGCCGAACAGGTCGGCAAAGTATCTTATGTTGTCGGCACACCATTCGTCAAGTCTGCCTTCTTTTTCGATGCGCTCCATGTCTTCATGTGTTCCCGACACATTGATACGGATTGCCCGTACTTGGTTGTTCCCGATTTTGCGTGTCAGTCCCGCTTCCTCCAATCGTCTTTGGATGGCTGCAGAACGGTCTTTTATCCCATCGGGGTATGAGATGAGTTTTCGGTTAAGGTGTGTCCTTGTCGGGTCTGCGTTCTTCGGGATGATGAAACGCTCGATGTGGGCGGTTGTCCCACTGTCGGAACCGTGCGCCTTTTCCATGTGTAATACTACGAATCCCATATATGATTTTCCTTTATTGTATGCTTGTTTAACATCGTTTAATTATTACTTTTGTACGGCTATTGCCGTTGGCTTCGGAGAGTCCAGAGAGGTGCAACCTCTTTGGCTTATTGGGGAATTTTCAGCGTTGCCATGCAATGCGGCTCGGACAAATTCCCTAATAAGCTACGGTATTTTCCGCTGGTAAATATCCGTGCCGCCGCGAGCCTGTTTCCCTCTACATCTTCAGCCCTCGCTTTTTCGGTGGCTGTATCATCCGTCTTACGGATTGGACTTGCTTCTTCTCTGTCATCGGTTCTGCCGATTGGGACAAAGGCTTACCGCACAGGTAATCGTTCAGGTCTTTGTGTCCGCTGTAGTTGTCAGAGAAGTCTCGGATGTGTCCGGCGAACTCTCTTGCCAACTCCAAGTACGCATTTCTACCTGCCTCGTCATTGTCAAGCAGGCAGTGGATACGCCCGTACCCGTGCAACATATCTATGGCTTTTGAAACATTGGAAACAGAATTGAGGATGATGTAATCCTGCCCGTCAAGGTTCGGCATGGTCGGGCAGTTTCTCATTCGCAACGTGAGGAAGGAAAGGTAGTCCATCATACCCTCGAACACGAGGCATTTTTCTCTCGGTTCTCCCTGCTGACAGATATGGCTGATGTCTTTCGGTGCAATGCAACCTTTGAAGAAACGGTTACGCACTTCATATCCTCCTGCCACATTCGGGAAGCCGATAGCGAAATAGGGCTTGCCGTTATGGATGAAGTGCAGTTCCTTACATTCCGGCTTTGCCAATGCGGTGTCTATACCCCGTTCCTGCAAATAATTGAATAATGCCGGATGGGTAAGTTCTCCAACCTCCAACTGTTGGAAACTCGGTTCAGATGCTTGCTGACGAAAAGAGAAGGATACGGGACGGATGTGCGGTACTCGTTCCGCTATCTTGTTAAGCAGATAAGGTACGTAATCAGACGCATATAGTACCTCTGCCAATGCGATGATGTTGCCGCCCTTGCCCAGCCCGTAGTCGAACCATAGGTTGCGGTCGGTGTTTACCTTGAACGAGGCTTCGGTTTCCTGCCGGAACGGTGATTTGTACCAAAGGCTGTTGCCTTGTTGCTTTACGGGCGTGTAGCCCAAATTTTGCAGGTAGTCTGCTATTCTGATTTGTTTTGCTTCCTGTATATTCATGATTTCTGTAGGATTTAATTGTTATGGTGAAAACGATAATTTGATGATTTAGTGGCGTAAGTACTTGTATTGCAGTTATATATCTATTCATCATTTCCTCATCAAAACTACCTGCCAAAAGAGAAAATCATCATTGGCGGTGTCCTGCATGGTATATCCGCCTTGTTTTCTCTTTTCATCGGCAATCCTTTCTTGATGAAGATTTGATGAGAGTATATATCATTGTTTTTCAGTATAGTTATACCTCTATTCATCATTTCATCAATATAATCAGAGTGTTTGCAAAAACTCTTTCGTGACGGTGTAATATCTCCCTGTCGTCTTGACGGGAGAGTAACGGCATTCACGGCTGTAGCTCACTTGATAGGTGGTATAAGTGAGGGTGTTGTGTGCAGGTGTCAACTTCCAGCACTCCTGCAATACCTTTCTTACTTGGTGCCTCTCCGCTTTTATCTGCGATTGAGCCAACAAAAGAAGAATATCGCCATAGCAGAACGAGAAAGAGTCCGTATCGACACTCTCCATGATGTCAAGTATAAGCTCGTGCATCTCTATCTCCAATCGGTTGCGGTTGCTGCGGATAATCTTCCACAAGGCTTCGGTATGCAGCAATGACGGGGCAAACCACATCCGACTTTCCTTTTCGGTGTATAGTGTTCTGTGTTGCAGGAAATGGAGAAAGGCGGGTATCTCCGCTTTCAGCTTTTGCAGGAAGTCGGTATCATCAGATTGCAAGCGGTCTATCTTGCGCACCCAATAACGCGTTTCTCCTGCATCTATGATTACGGGCAGATACTCGTTGTTGGAACAGAGCACGAACTTGGCGAAGAACGCTATCTCGTCACGGTCTTTGCCTTTGGCTTCCACTTTGTAGGAGAGTGTAGTACTGAGGTTCTTCAACCTCTCGCTGTCTTCCCTGCGGTTGAGCAGCACCTCATCCACCACAATAAGGAGTTTTCCTGCCCAATCGGAATTGAACTGGCTGCGGAAGTCCTCGTTGGTGTTGAACGTGACATTGTTCTGAAAGAGGGCTTTCAGAAAGTTCAGGAACGTACTCTTGCCCGTGTTGCGTTCTTCCGATACCAACAACAGGATAGGCAACTTCTGAATGGGTTGCAGGTAGAGCAACTGCAGATAATCCATTCCTAACTCGTATTGTTCCCCGAATATGTGCCGTACCAATGATTGGATATGCGAGAAATCCCCTTCCTTTGGTTGATGGTCTATCGGTTCATAGAGGTTAAGGAACTTACCGACCACGGGGCGGTAGCCGATATGTTCGGGTACGGTGCAGAAACCGTCATACTTGGGAACGCTGCCAATATAGTCTTTACCGTAGTCCTGGCGCAGGGTCTCGTTGTTCCACGCGATGCGTTTCTTTACATACCCTCCGTTCAGTCTTGGCTGTTCCACAATCTTGTAGAGCGTTGTCCCCACTCGGATAAATTCTTCCTTTGCCATGCCGCCGTCCGATGGCGGTCTGTGGCTGTCTTGTTGTTTGTTAGCTGACATAATCAAATGGTTTTAAATTTGAAAAATACCAGCTACAAAAGTATAAGCATTTATCGGATAGGTTGTTACGCAAAACACAGCAGAATGGTGACAAATAGCCCCCGAAACAAAAACTTTCAATGGATTTGGACAGAAGTCGGGCAAGACAGACGAAAAACTCCCGAAAAACGAATTGTTGGGATTACGCTTTTCGGGAGAAAAATCAGAGCGTCTGTCGTTCTGTCGTACTGACTTATTGAATTACTGACTTACTGAGTGAATTACGTCAGTCATTCAGCTATGAGAAGTATTCGGCTGTGGCTGTACTATTGGTGTTCAGCGAAAAGAAGATGCTTGTTTTCTCTTTTCGCAAGTACAGCCTTTCAAGAACGGCATTGCGCACCTGTTTCGCCCCGTATGTACCGATACGGAACGCAAGGGCGATTATCGTTTCAAGGCTGTAAACCTCTATACTGCACTTGTCGGACAGGCGGATAATGTGCCTTATTTCGTACTCGTTCAAAACTCCGCTCTTGCAGAGTGCCTTTATCCCCGCCTTGATGGTCGGGGCGGTTACTCCGAACAGCTCGCAGAGTTCCCACTCGCTCATGGCGGTTACCTGTATGTCGGTAGGCAGGATTACTGTGCAGTACTCGTTTATGCTGATGATGTTCCTTTCTTCTTTCATTGCCGTTTGATTTAGCGTTATTATATGGCACTGCAAATGCTTTTTTCCATATCTCCCAATTTGTCAGAGAGTTGCTCCAAGTCCTGACTAATCTTTTGAGCGGTTATCTTCGCGTAGATTTGGGTTGTTTTTATATTGGTATGCCCCAACAGCCTGCTGACGGTTTCAATCGGTACTCCGTTGGATAGCAGAATGGTGGTCGCTGCCGAATGTCGTGCGGTATGATAGGTAAGGTGCGTTTTTATACCGCATAGCTTGGCTATGGCTTTCAGTATCTTGTTGCAGGTTGTGTTGCTTGGCATGGGGAATACCTTGTTGTCCCTCGTCATGCCTTTGTATTTTTCAATGATACATTTAGGTACATCCAACAGACGGATATTCGATTCCGTGTTGGTCTTCTTTCTTCGGGTGATAATCCAAAGGTTGCCGTCAAAGAATGTTTGCAGGTTGTCTGCCGTAAGGTTCTTGACATCGGAGTATGCCAACCCAGTGAAGGTGGAGAACAGGAACAAGTCCCTGACAAGTTCGTGTGTCTTGTCGGGCATTTCGGTATTCATCATGGTGTGTATCTCCTCTTTGGTAACATACCCCCTGTCCACGCTTTCGGGAGAATTGATATACCCTGCAAAGGGGTTGAAGGGCAGACGACCGTCATTCCTCGCTATGGAAACGATGTGTTTCAACACAATCATGTAGCCCCATATCGTGTTGGTGCGGCATTTCTTTTCCGTGCGCAGGAAATACTCGAAATCGTTGATGAATGTCAGGTTCAGTTCTTTAAGGGGAATATCGTTCCGCTTGTAGGTGTGCGGAAGAAATTCGCAGAGGTGTTTGTAAACGGTTTTGTAGCGTTGGTATGTTCCTTGCGCCCTGCTGTGTCCGACTTTCTTGGCAAACTCGCTATTGTGCTGCTCAAAGAGTTTCAACAGGGTTTCCTGCTTGACACCGATACCGAGATAGGCATCTTTGAGTTTGGCGGCAGTGACATATCCGTCCGTCTGCATCAGTTCCTGATAACGGCGGTTTACCTCCACACGGATTTTATCAACGGCAATGTTGATTTTCTGCGCTTCGGCACTCTTGCCCGAAGCACGGTTGTTCTTCACATCCCACAACCGCAAAGGAACATCCATCTTGCAGCTGAACTGTTTAATCTCTCCGTCCACCGTAAGGCGGCACATCAAAGGCAGGTTGCCGTTGGGTTTCTCACTGCCTTTCTTCACGTAGAATAAGACCTTAAAAGTACTTCTCATAACTCACTTTTTTTGGTTACAAAATTAGTTTATAGTGAGTTACCGACAGATACGACAAATGACGCCAAACGATGCAAAATTTAGTTTTTGCAAGAAATTTGCATCATCACACGGGTAATGATAAAGTAACTGAACTTTTGCGCTGTTTGGCTGTATCGAGGCTCTCTTTGGCTTTTTGCCAAGAGAAAAATATAGCGTAACGAACACTTTTTCAGTCAGTTCGCTACGCTTTTCTCAATTTCGCTTTCTCGCTATGTGTTTATTTTA